ATCGCATTCCTCTCGGGACTAGTCTCGGGAGTTCTTTGCGACGGCAATACCTGGAGGCCGGGAAACTTCTCGGCACAAACCTGACGCCAGAAACACTCTGGAACCTGGCTCCCTGGAGCTGGGCCGCAGACTGGTTTAGCAACGCGGGAGATGTAGTTTCTAATCTCTCGGATGCTGCCACCTACGGCCTGGTTTTGCGATATGGCTATGTGATGGAAGAAACCATCACTTCTGATAGCTATGTCCGCCTCGGCGACACTGGTTATAAAACCAGTGGTGCTGGGGTGTCGATGACTTTGGTAAATCATACCAAGAAACGTCGTCGAGCAAATCCCTTTGGATTTGGCATTACATGGGAAGGGTTGAACCCGATCCAGTATGCCATCCTGGCTGCTTTGGGAATCTCCCGAAGCTGACAGACAGTATTACACTGTTGACAACACCGGGGGAGCATATTGCTCCTCCTGATTTAAGGAGTATGCCTTATGTCTCTCGCAGATCCGCAGACCGTTACCATTAGCGCGGTGACTACGCCCCTCCCTCGCGTTAGCGTTGGGAAGTTCGAGTCAGCGTACCTTTCGGCAGACGGTCTGATTCAGCTCGGAGTGAGCCACGCCAATGGGCGTCGCACACGACGAGTTGTCCGGTTGGACCATTCGAAGATCAGTGCCGATGTGTTCGTGCCGTCGCAGAACGTCAAGGTCGGAATGTCCGTTTACACGGTTTTCGACCTGCCGCCTGCTGGCTACACGCCCACTGAGGCAATGGCTGTCTACCAGGGTTTCAAGACCCAGTTGGCAGCATCTTCGGACGCAATCATCACCAAGGTTCTTGGAGGTGAGTCTTAGCGTTGGATCGCGATAAGTTTGACTTCATCCTGTGGCTGGCATGTCTTATGCTAGTCGCATTTTGGGGTCTCATTATCGGAATCCTGGTCTCTGTTTACATGGGTGATGGGTTTACCCATCACGTCATTGTGATGAGCCGCCGGGTGCTTTTGGCACTCGGTGAACTCTATCCGTAAACAGCGCGGGAACTGTAAGGCTATGGAATAGACACCTCTATTAGGAGGGCTATTGAAAAGCCAAACAGTACTCTGGACAAAGCTAGCGCACGAGTGCGCTAGTTGGTGTAGCACGAGCGCCACCATGGACTGCAAAACAGTCCTGGCGCGAGTCAAACACGAAGGGCTTTCGTTTCTGACGATTACCCTTAGTGACTTTGGCAAGGCATTTGAATGCTGCCTTGATCAAGGTCACCTCGATCGACGTCTCTTTACCGGTTTCCGGTTTGGAGCAGAGCTCCCCCTATTTCTAGGAGGTTTTCTGGATCTTGTGTTTGATCGCAATAGTGGCGAGCTTCTCGAGGATCCCTCGATTGACGCAATTCGTTCTATTCGTCAGCTAACGCTGATGTTTAAACGAGTTTCCGTTCCTTGCAGCGATGCTAGGAATTGGAAAGCGGTCGAGCGGTACCTCGAGTGTGAGCAGGATGTCATGATGGACGCGGTGCGAATTCGGAATAGCCCCATTGATTTGGAGGCCTTCCATCGCATCTCTTCCATGCTTTTCGCAAACGTGTTTACATGGATTGACCGAAAGGTCTTCCGTGGAGACATTATGCCTAAGCATGGACCAGGCTCTACTGCTGATGGTCTTCTTGGAAACAAGAAGTTCAATCAAACAGTCTGGCCGATCCGTCTGGAAGGATACTTTCCTATGTTGGAGAATATCCTTCCTAACTCCCGTTATTACGAGGAGCTGGACGGGATTGACATCCTCGAACCTGACCAAGAAGTGCCCGTTAAGGTCACTCTTGTGCCTAAGACACTCAAAACACCAAGGATCATTGCCCAAGAGCCTACTGCTATGCAATATGCACAGCAGTCTCTCTTGGAAGTGATCTTGGAAGGACTTCGTGCCGAGCACGAAGAAATTCGTAAGAGTCACTACTTGCGATCCTTCCTGGGGTTCGATGACCAGACGATTAATAACCGTATGGCTCTCGAGGGTTCCCTTTCTGGGGACTCAGCGACGCTAGATCTTAGCGACGCTTCCGACCGTGTTTCGAATGAGCTCGTAATGGAACTACTCCGTAACCACCTTCACTTGCGTGAGGCGGTTGCAGCGTGTCGTTCCACGAAGGCTCATGTACCTATTGTAGATCGTGTTATCGAACTCAATAAGTACGCGTCTATGGGTTCGGCCCTCTGCTTTCCCATGGAGGCCATGATGTTTCTTGTCATGGTCTTTGTTGGGATCGAAGAAGGTCTAGCTCGCCCCTTGACCGGTAAGGACATATATGCCTTTATCGGTAAGGTGCGCATCTATGGGGATGATATCATCATTCCTGTGGAATTCGTGCGTCCGGTTCTACGTTCTCTCGAGCGCTTCGGTGCCCGAGTTAACGATACGAAGTCTTTCTGGACTGGTAAGTTCAGAGAGTCTTGCGGTAAGGAGTATTATGATGGGAATGACGTTTCAATCGTCAAACTCAATCATCTTCTCCCTACGAACCGGCAGGACGCGGCAGGAATCAAAAGCATGATTGCTTTCCGTAATCACCTGTACTTTGGTGGCTACTGGGCAACCTGCTCTTGGTTGGATGGATACATCCTGGATTTGATTCGTCACTTCCCGGTTGTACTTCCCTCCTCACCTGTGCACGGTAGGCACAGCTTTCTGGGTTATGAAACTCAGAGAATGTGCACTCGCCTATTCCGACCCCTAGTGAAGGGTTGGGTAGACGATCCACGTATCCCCGAGAATCCTCTCGATGGTACTGGTGCCTTGCTTAAGTTCTTCCTTAAGCGTGGCGGGCAACCGTCAGCTGACGAGAAGCACTTAGAGCGTTCTGGACGCCCTCAGTCCGTCTACATCAAGCTGAGGAATGCTACTCCGTACTAATGGAGTAGGTGGCGAAAGCCACGTGCGGG